AGCTAAGATAGCCCACTGCTGAGGACTGAAACCAGTCCAAGTAGGGCCTATTGCATACGGGTTACCCCCTTGGCGCTTATGACGGCGCCACTTAACTGACGATACAGCGTGCCCCTGAGTGACATCAGCCTTCCAAGGCTGAGTGACACCTGCGGGATCATACACTGGATCGAACAGCTCGGCTTCCACTGACATCTCCTCCCAAATGGAGTATCCGTTGGTGGTCGCCACGACCTGATTATCTGCGACGGCCTGCTGGTAATGGAGTAAACCTCCAAAATCAACAAACCAGTCCGTCAACCAGGTCCAGGGGGTTAGGTTCCACACGGTTCCGGCGCTAGCGCCTTCACCGATCAGATTCTCGGCCGCTTTCTTATAACGGGCGAGGCGCGTTTCGATTTTCTGCGGCATGGGAACAAAATATTCCCATGTTGCAAATTGTCTAACGCTCTGACTATAGTGGGTCCTGATGGAATACGCGGGAACAAGCACGCCGTAATTGATCGCCGTTCGGTTAAATGGCGTAAGATACGCATACCGAATAGTGACCGGTCCGGCGGAGATTGTTCCAGCAGCAGAAGCTTGGGTGCTCAACGCATTCACATATGGAGTGAACGAATTAAACTCCGACAGCTTCCGCTGTTGCGAACTCCTTTGCCTCACCTTCTCAGAACGAACCACACGTTTAATGTGGTGGTCCGCACGGATAACCGTTTCGGCCATTCTGAGGAGATCGTCTTTGGTGGGTTTAATACCAAAGACGTAATTCAGATACGCACCAGCTGCTTCAGGTATGTTCTTCGGAACATAGTTCGAAGACTTGAAGAGAGCTGGTGCATCCCTTTGCTCCGCTGCGAAGCGGACAAGGTTATCTGAATTGGGGCGAGGCACAGACTGGCGCATCATCTTTCCCGCGATACTATCGAGGAAAGCTGATGGCGGCAATGCCGGGACAATTGATCCCGGGTCAGCTGCCGTTATCGCCCAAATACCTTCAATATGGTATTTGGCGGTCTGAGTTGTAGTAGGGTGCCGAAAGACTACTTCCTGCGTAAATTGCGCTGGGGTGTAGTTCAGCTCCGTATACAACCTATCATTCACGCTATTAGCGCGAGAATGATGCCGTGCATATTGATATCCCACCTTTTCATAGTGGTCAATCAATGACACGACATGACCAGAATCCGAACTTGGCCTAATCGACTCTTCTTCTTGAGCCGAGAGCCTTCGGGAACGATAACCGGTCTGTGAGCGGTGTCTGCCAGCAGGAACAGTTAGACTAGAAGTCTGCGTGTTCTTGCGAGCTGTTAGCATTTTGTCC